TTTTCGTGCTTCAGCCACACGTTTGGCTAAATCTTCACGTTCTTGTTGTGATAATTTCGAGTTAGTGGTGCTTGACCACTTCTGCTCGGCACCATTTCTCCAGTTACCAAAGTTGGCGAAAGTATGACCGCCCACTTCATTGATACAATACCACCCAGATTTTTCATTTGACTTGTCTGGTCGCATACCAGAGGTTGCGGTAACTGGCACACGCACTAACGCACCAGAAGTATCAAGGTAAGACACCTTGAGACCAAAGTTTTGCATCTCAGTTAAAAGATCAGTTTGTGTTGGTTGAGTTTCGGTTTTTAATACTAAACCTTTAGGTCCTGTCCAAGTTGTCAGTTTCAATTTTTACACCATCCTCTGCTTGTTTATTGGCGTAGTTGAGATACTCCCGTACTATCTGTCTGAAGAGATCCCGTCTGTCCTCGCTGTTCCATTCATGCAATATGAATTTCTTATTCTTCTTTCCGTATTTCACATACACCTCTTTAGTTTGAGCTACGGCATAATCAAGACCCTTCTCAGTTAGTTGAGCAACGTTCTTAAGTTTCTCACCTTGAGTTAGTTTCTTTTGATGTGCCATTGAGCAAGCTCCGAAATACAGATTGTCCCGTTTGACTAGATAACCCTTAGCTGGTGCAGCACAAATACCACACAAGCTAGGGTAATCTTGTCGCAACATCTAAAATGGGATATCGCTAGTGTCCTCTTCTTCATCAGATTCAGACGTATTAGCTTCGACCTTCTTAGGCGCTGCATCTTGTTTAACTGGCTGGTAAGTCTTTCCATAATCCTCACCATTAACTTCTGGGTAGCCATTCTTATTTAACACAACTTCTGCACTTACCAGTTTCCCGACAAGTTCATCTGAGTTTTTAAGAGTGTCTAACCCACAGGCCCTAGCTAGTTTAGCCAGTTTATCAAGACCTATTTCTACTACCTTGGGATTGTTATGCTCTAAAGCAAATGTCGCTGACACAAAATAATTACCTTCGGTCTTTACTTTGAAAGTAGCTTTAAGTGCTTTCCAGCCATTAGTCCCACCCTCGATCATTTCATCAGAGATATACTCCAATGTATAACGTCCAGGTTCTAGTCCTTCTTCGTTTGAAGAAGTAGAGATTTCATAATTACTTAAATCCATGTTTACTCCTTGATTATTTCTTCTCTAATTACTTCCCAGTCGAACGGCAGTTCTTCTGGAAGATTGTATCTATTCTTTGCTAAATACGCAGGATTATCGACAGCGTACAAACATCTATCACCTTTAATGGTTTTATTAGTTAGTCCACCACCTTTGCCTTGACGCTTGACTTGACCAAGCTTGAACGCAGCAAAGAATATAATATCGCAATGTTCTTGTAAGAGATCGCTTGCTCTACGGTGTAACTTAATCACGTATCTGTCCCAAGAATCTACTCTTGGATCTTCTACCTTCTTAATTTCACTATGAGCAATCTGGAAGATAATCATCCCACGATCACGACAAGCATCAAGAATGTCTAAGTATTGTCGCCAATACTCTAAGCACTCCACATAACCTTTACCAAAACCTTTGGTCTCAATACTTTTAATATTTTCAACCTCACAGTATTTTTGATGAATCAAGGTTTGTAACCAGTCAACGCTGTCAACCACGAGTGTTTTGTACTCATGCTCACCATCTCTGACTTGTTTCATATTGTCCATGAACTCATCAAAAGTTTTGGCCACAGGAAAGTGGTCGCACTTAATCTTACCCATTCCATATTCGGTAGTCACAATAATAGGTTTCGGAAATTGCGAACCTAGTGTTGTCTTACCGACCGCAGGCCCACCATGCACCAGAATAACTGGTGGTCTCTGTTTGGCCTTTTTTAAGATACCCTTTAACGACATAATTAACTCTTATCTTTTTTAACCTCACCTGATTTAGTTGCAACCTTGACCACAGGTGGTAGGGCTTTCTCTAAGGCAGACGCACGTTCAGAAATAAAAGCATTAATTATTTCATTGGTTCTCACTTCAACAAGTGCTTCATTGTATTTAGCTTGTCTAGCATTTTGTAATTGCATAGCCATGCTAACTTCGTTTGCTAATGGACGAGTGTTATCGTCCAAGTCGTTTGGAAAAACATCTCTAGCATCACCACTTTCGTTGGTCAGCGTAAAGAGTTTATTATTTTCTTCGCTCATTATTTCACCTCTTGGTTAAGTTTATATACATCGCATTTATCACGAGCAGGACAAAAGCGACACCAATCCCCAGGATTAAATCTAGGGTTCTCCTCATCACAAGCATCAGTAGCTGTTTTGAGTTCACCGTACCCCCACACGACCAAGTCTTGCGCTTGCACAGTCCACGAACGAACGGGACCAACGCTATCATTGGCACGAGGTTGCACGATTGTTAGTTCTAGTTCGGTGTCTTCATCGCCATAGCGAGCAAGAGCGCCCAAACCATAAATTGATAGTTGTTTGTTGTGTTCAGCAGTGACTGGCCATTTACCAGATTTAAAATCAATGACTGCGATTTTATTATCGCCTAAGACAATAGCATCAGCCGTACCCCAACACTTGTCGCTGATCTCTTCCAGACTTACTTTTTCTTCTATTAACAATTTCCCATCCAACCGCTCTGTTGTTTGATTGACATAATCAACATAAGCTTTAGCACAATCAATCATATCTTGATTTATTTCAATTTCAAAATCTTCGATAACTTCGGTTCTATTCAACCAGTAAGTTTCTAACATGGCGTTTTCCATTCTATCTTTGAGTTGCATCTCAGAAATCTGGTGGAGTAGTGTCCCTTCAGCAGCTGCAAGGCTCACCGTGTATGGGACATCAGCCGACATACTTGGTGACGCTGGACAGTTGAACCACCGATCCGCAGATGATGGACTATATAGTGCGTGCGCCATTAACAGAAATATATGATTCTTCTTCTATTCTTTTTATATCGTCAAGGTCATACAACACCTTGCCGTTAATTTTGAAATAGTTAGGTCCTTGACCTCTATACCTTCTGTTGTCGATTGTTTTTCTTGTCACACCCCAACGCTTGGCTAAACCAGCCGTGTCGATGGTGTTGTTGATATCAAAGTTTTTGTTGTGCATTTGATTCCCTTTTTAATAATTATTACACTATAATATACATAAATTACTAATAATGGTAGTTTTTTATAAAAAAAGGGAATGATATGAGTATTGATAAGATTAAACCAGAAGATTATATGTCCGATGCCGAATGGGACAAACAGATTGATAGTCTGGCATCTAACCAACAAGTCGGTGGCGATCACTACAAAGACCTGGCAATCTCACCAGTCGATTATATTTATGCTAACAGTCTAAGTTGGAGTATTGGTAATGTTATTAAGCTGGTCACAAGGAAGAAGTTTGATCCTGTTGAAGATTTGCTTAAAGCCAAACATTACATAGATTTAGAGTTAGAAAAAGTCTATTCATGCGATTCTAATGGTAAACCATTAGGAAGTGCAAAGAAAAATTAATATGGTAGAAAACGGTTTATTTAGTTTTGATGATCCGATATTCAACGAAAGGAATGGTAAGAAGGCTCTCTATATAGATAGGGACCTTCTTGACGATTTAAAGGTGTTTGCTAAAGCAAATAGTAAATGCCATCAAAATATTGCTGAATACGCATTAAAACTATTAATACATTCAAGCAACCAAAAAGTGCAGTTAGACGTAGATTCTTTATAACTTAAGATCTCTAACCACTTGGGCTGAAGAAACTAAAGTTTCTAAGGTCTGTATCTCGCTAATAAACTCCACCTTCTTTTGATAAGTCTTACCAACGTTCTTGTTGGGGACAAAGACCACTTTATCTATAAACAAACACACGAACGCAAAGATATCAACTTCATCTTCATCGTACACACGGTACTCATTGTCTTTGTTGGATATTCTTTTCTTGATGTCCCAACGCACCCAGTCGTTGTTGTTTTTGACAAAAGGTGAGTTAGTGGTTTTGACTTGAATCTTGTAATTACAACCGTCCTTGACAACTAAGAAATCAAAACGAGAAGCTTCGGAAGCGGTAAAGACATCATCAAAGTAACGACACAGATACGAAGCCGTGAGGTGTTCACCCGCACGCCCTATCTGTTGTTGGTTCATTATTCGTTTTGTAGTGGTTCTACCTGTTGTTCTTGTGGCTCTAAGCCTTGTGATATAGCAATAATTCTAACAGCGTTATTGATAGCTTCAATTGAGTTTGGATCAGTTTTTGCTAACTTAACAAGTTCTTTTACAGATTCTGGTTTGGTGAAAACTTTTGCTAAATCTTCCATTGTTTTTGCTTGCAAATAATCACTAAACTGACCTGCAAATTTTACACGCCACATAAAAGAACCAAGTTTAGCAATTTCTGTTGGTAAATTTCTAGCATCTGGTGGAATTCGTGGACTATCTATATTAGCAATTCTAGCTGTTCCTTTTAAGATATCATTAAAATCATTAAAACTATCAAGCAGTTTATTTGGATTAACACCATTAGCATCGGCAACTCCTTTTAAAACTTGATTAAAATTAGCTTTTTGTTGTGGTGTGCCAGCTAATGCTTTATATAGGTCAAATCCAGATTTTAATGAAACACCTTCAGGCTTTATAATAAAAGCTTTGTCAGCTGCATTTTTAATATAAGTTCTGGCTAAGTTTGGAAAAATACTTTTATCTTGTTTATTTAATAATGTATAAGTTTTTTGTATATCTTTTACATTGTTTTTATTAGGGTCAAAAACAAATGATTTAATTTTGCTTGGAGTGACACCGCCTTTTAATAAAACCCCCAAATTATCTTGAGTGGTATTAACAATCTCATCTGATAATCTTGCATACTCACTTTTGGCTCGTGCAAAATTTGGATTAGTTTTTAATTGTCTATCAAGATTGTCTAAAATACCAGACTTTGTATCATTTGTTAAAATAGCTTGTGCTTCTTTTTGCACAAACCTTCTATCTGTCGCTTGATTAGCTCTTGAATCTACAACCGCATCTCTAAATTCTTTCATAATAGAATCAAGTTTTCTTATGTTTGTTTCTGGTATTATTCTAGTTGTTGCGATTGCTTGTGGTATTGGATTACCCCTATCATCTAATAAAGTAATACCAGGTTCTGGTTTTATTTTTTGTTTGATTAATCTTGTTTTTAATTGTTTGAGTTTGTTTTGGTTAGGGCCTTTAGGTAATTTTAATATCTCACTATCTATATCATCAATGATAGATAAAACTTGATTTTCACTAATTGATTCTGTGTTTGATACATCATAACCTTGTTCTTTAGCAGTTATTGCTCTTTCTTTTTTAGCTTCGCTCATTGCTTTTTTTGCAGTTGTACCAACATCATCAAAGACCTTTCTTAAAGATTCTGGTTTTTTGGCTATTTGTTCAACTAATATGTCTGCAACTTTATTTATTTCTTCTGGTCTATTTTTAATGTAATCAAACATTATTTTTCCGCCCTTTTCAGAACCATAAACAATTTGACCTACACCTTGTAAAATTTTGTTATCTATTAATTCTGGCGCAGTTATAGCTATTCCTAAATCATTGGCTTTTTTCTCCACAGCTGCTGCCAAAGCTAATTGTTCATCTGGAACTCCTTTAAGAGCTTCTTTAGCATATCTTGCGGCTCTTGACGGTTGTGTTAAATAACCAGTTCCAAGAGTTGTAAGTAATGTTAATGGTGTTGAGATTAATGGACCAAGCGGTTCGGTTGCTACTGATGTAGCTCCACCTACACCACTTAACGCTGCCAAACTTTTTGCAGCACCAGCTGTTTTTACAAAAGGCAAACCTGGAACAGCAAACTCTGATATTCTTTCTGCATATTTTTCAGCTTCTGTTTGTGGTTTAAATTGGGTAACAGCTTCAGCTCCAGGTATTGTTTCTGCCAAACCTGTTATCTCTTCATAAGTTGGAAATTGTGATAATGCGCCTGTTTTTTGTAATGCACCAGAAGGTAATCCAGCAGCCTTTTCGATTGCAAATTTAGCTCCTGTTTCAGCTAAACTTGGCAATGAAGCTAAACCAGCTAAACCTTTATATGCTCCAGAAGCTATTGCTTGAAATGGCCTTGTTTGTGGTGCTGGTATTGGTAAATCTTGTGGTAGTTGTTGTGTTGGTATGCCAAAAACTTTTTTTGGTTGAGATGGTGTTGTTTGCTGTAATTTACGAATTTCGGCAGCTAAAAGTTTTGCATCTTCTACATTGCCAGCTTTATCTGCTTTTCTTAAGGCTGTTTCTAATCTTGCTAACTCTGCCATTGTTATTCATATTTTTTAAGTATATCTTCTATAGAAACTTCATTAGGAATTTGATTTTGTTCAAAAAAACTTAAACCCAACAAAACGTCAATTTCATCAACATATTTCTTATAATTTTCATTGTCTGGGTTTGCATCATAAAGACCTTGATATGTTTCTTTCTTGATTGATAGTTTATCGCTTAAATCTCTTTTAAATCTTCTTTTAACATCATTAATAACAGCAATTCTTCCTTCTGGACCAACACCACCAGAAATAATATTTAAAGCATTTTGGAAATCTTTGTCTGATAGCCCTCTACCTTCCTGACCTCTAGCAGCTGCAAACAAATAAGCCAAATCTTTTATTTGTGATTCTAGTTTTGCATTTCCTTTTGAAATATTTTTTATTTGATTTTTTACATTGTTAGTAATGTCTGCACCACCTTCATCTTTTACCACAAAAATATCTTCTTGTAGGTTTTTGTATATTGGGTTATCTGATGCCTTGCTAAGCAAGTTGGTTGCAGCGTCTATATTTTGTATTACAGAATCTGTAAACTGGACAACATCACCAACAAATAAAGATGCTTCTTCTGTTTCTTTTATAGTTTCTATAATATCGTCTAAACCAGTTTGTAATTGTTGGTTGGCATTAACTTCTTTTTCTAGTCCAGCAAAAACATCACTAACCTCACCAACAGAAACTGATTTAGCTGCTTCAGTTCCTTGTGGTATTCTTGTTAATTTAGCACCTTCAGGAAGATCTCCAGAATCTTGTAATGCTAAAAAATCTTGTTCTGTTATATTGTTAATAAACTTATTGTTTTGATCTACAAGCTGATAAAGCTCTGGATTAACCTTTTCAGACGCTAATATGGATGGTGGATAACCAGCATCGACAAGATTTATTAAATCAGCCATCCCTGGGTTCTTTTTAAGAAACTCATCTCTTACTTTTTTCCTTTTTTCTTCATCTGCTTGCTGTTGAAAAAACTGTTGTCTTTGCAAAACACCAACAGATGGATCTTGCCCTCTAAAAACATCACTTAAAGCTAATAACATATTGCCAAGCTGTTGACGTCTTAATCTTTCAGCATCAACATTTGGTTCTTGTTGTTGTGTAAATCCTGATTGTCCAAATAGCCCGTCCATTATTACCCCTAAAACTTTGTAAATGTAAATGGATTAATTCCACCAGTAAAACCAGCTCCCAACAATCCTGTTAGACCGCCAAGAATATCACCGAATCCAGTTTGTTTTTGTTGAGTTTGTGTAGGTAAAGTTGGCACACCACTAATGGCGCCTGTTAAATAACCAAGCTGTTGTCCTGGATAAGCCAACGCACGCTCGAACTCACCACGAGCTGCTTCAAGGGCAGCTTGCTGTAATTGTTGTTGCTGACCACCAATACCGCTTAACATACCAAGACCTTGTAACTGTTGGCCATAGAGATCGCCTAGTAAACCAGCTTGGAAGCCTTGTTGTTGAGCAGCTAATTGTGCTGCTTGTTCAAAGCCAGCTTGTCTCAAAGCTGCTTCGGTATCGGCTGCTGCTTGAATGTATGGTTTTTGGGCTTCTGATTCTAAAATAGTTCCTCGTGACCCACCAAACGCACCAGCTTTAATAGCTGCTTCTTGAGCAGCTTGTTGAGCTATGTCTTGACGTTCTTGAATACCACGCAAAGCAGGGTCAATAACTGCTTCTTGGTAAGGTGACATATAGGCACCAATATCAAGTGGTGCTTGTGCTAGTTCTTGTAATTGACTGACTGGGCTAAATGCTTGGGTTTCACCAAACAAACCTCTAGTAGCTTCGAAAGCAGCTAATTGATCTGGTGAAAAACCAGCCACCATAGGTCCTGTATATGGGACAAATGGCATACCTGCGACTTGTCTGCCTGCTGCGTATAAATCTTTAAATGCTTGTTCTTGATATGCTGGAACTTCTGTTTTTGATACTGTTGCGCCTTTACTCATAATTCTTTTCTAATTAAATGTTCTGGCTCAAAACCTAGACTAACTAACTTTCTAGTCCAGCCTTTACGACCACCGCCATAAAGTCTTTTGATGCCTGCTCTACGAGCGAACTCTTCTATATATGGTAACATTTCTTTGAGTTCTTCGTAATCTCCACCACAAAATAATAAGTTCATGGCTTTTACTTGCGGGAATATGACGAACTCTGTAATCATGGCTGATTTCTTACCAGGCCATAAATGAAATATTCCTTGCCTTATTTTATCTTCTATATCCTCTATTGTATAGGAATCTTGATACTTTACTGCCTTCTCAATGTAAGGTTTGCATCTGGGCCACTCACTCTCCCAAGTCTTAGTTTCCTTTGGCATATTCAACGATACTGGCTGTCACATTGATATTGGCGTGATTGACCTGTATTTTTAGTATTTCACCTGCGGTTAAAATCAAACTTCTACTTAACATTTCATCGGTAGCATAAGCGCTAATATTGTGGTTTTTCCATAAATAATGATCTGTGCCATCAGAAGTAATAACGATATCAACATTGGTTTGTTGGTTGCCATCATCACCGACCAACAATGATTCAACAATAGCAAAATCAAAATCACCGCCTGACGGTGATGTGTATATAGTTTGTAAAGAACCAGTTGTGCCAACATCTAACTTAGCATTAATAGCACGCTGTATATATTGTCGTTGTGATGATAAATCCATTACCTTTTACCTCTTGGCTTAACGTCCAATCTAATTTGTCCTAATTGAAAATCTTGTTGACTGTTTCTGGTCACTTTCATTTTTACTTGTCGAGCTGAGAACCGAGCATCGGTATAACCATCGTTTTCAAACGTGAACGAACCAAAGTCTGTTTCAGTTCCTAAGGGCGTAAATTTACCAGTAAAACTAATACTTACTCCAGGTAGCGTATTGGCTTCTTCGTCTGGAATGATTTGATTGACTTGCACTAGCCTATCGCCTTGAGCTATTTCTAATGGGCCTGACTGACAGAATGGATCTAACTCACCTGTTAAGACACCTGATTCGTGTTGGTAAATATAACCAGATGAATCACCAGCGATTGGTTTATCAAACGCACCTTGGTCAACCCAACAACTTCTGTCCAATTCACCAATAGACCAAACATTGTCTCGATAGTTCCAAATCACATATTTGTTTGGTGAAGTTTGGTTGTCACCTGACGGGAAACCCCACCAGATCTCATTAAAGTTTTGATTGTGACCACCCCAACATGATTTTCTGTATAGCTCTGAAATGTTGTTGTAAATGTAATCATGCACCTCACACGGGATTTCTTTGACTGTCCCATCATACGCAAAGACTGCGTTCTCACCCAGCCACGCAATAAAGTCACCCGCCTGAACGATGGAACGCACGGAAATAGCTTTGCAATTAGTACCTGCTTCAGCGATCCCGTAAGTAAAAGGCGCACCTAAGTAATAGACCCTATTAATACCAACATCGGTAAAGACGATGATATCGGACTTGTATTTCAGACCGTAGAGGATTTGTCCACCCGTTGGGATTTGAATGTCACCAGCTGTGTTACGAGCCAAAGATGTCCAGTTGGTGTTGTCCTCTCTGTTTGACCAAGCGATTTTACGAGCATCGCCACCTGAACCAAGCGCAAACAAATGTCGTTCATTGGACACCACAGTTGCGATATTACCAGTTGGTGCGTTGGAAATAGCTGAAGCTATGGTGCTTGGTGCGCTAGGTTGCCAACGATAAAGCTTACCATCGCCCGCAAAACAAAAGACTAACTCCTCTCCCCAGTTGTCGAAAGTAAAACTATTGGTCGGAAAAGATAGCGTTGAGGTAGAACGAGCGTCACCAAAATCTTCTTCACCAAAGTCGGCTGCGCCAAAACCTGTTGAACCAACAGCTGCATCATTAATGAACCCTGATGGGGTTATGTCGTACCAGGTTTCTGTGTAATAGACATAGACTTTTTCTCGTGTTCCAACCGCTAAAACTGGTTCACCACTATTATCGGTATAAGCATACATCCCGATGGGTGTGCCGTCTAATGCTGTGTTTCTTAGTAAGTCCCAACCACCAATAGGCTTGAGATAGCCGTTTTCAAAACGCACCAAATTCCCATCAACCCAACGACCTTTATTAGTATAATCAGTACCGTTCTTAACGATACCTGCTGGTGGGGTGATAGGAATTAATGCCATTCACTTAACTTCCTATTATGCCTGAAACAGATGATGGTGATTTTAGTTCAGCGATTTGTGCATCTAGGTTGCTTTTTAAATTAGCAACTTCGTCAGAACCAATAGCTGCTTCAACCCAGCCTTGTACTACGCTTTCTGTTAAATCAGCGTAAGCAACAAAGCTAGAAAGATCTGAAACATCTAAAGACTGTGAGCCATACACTTCTGCTGAATAAGGATTACCCTCAGAATCATTTTCTGAATCAACGCCCTTTAAACGCCAATGCACGTTGTAAACAACGTCTGATTCATCACCGTGTGACGGGTAGTAATCTACCTGTTTGCAGTTCCATTCGTATGATATAGCCATATTTACTCCTATTTTGTGATTATATATTAAACGTTGGTAACAACCAAGTTACCTGAATTATCTACTGATAAATAATATTCTGTACCGTTTGGCGATTGCATGAAGATTTTTGCTCCATCACCGTTTAATAAAATATCGCCATTGTTTTTTGCTTCAAACTTTTTAACACCATTGTAAAAGTATTGAAAATGTCCGTTGTCTTCATCCATACCAAATTTAATTGGTAACGAATTATCGGTGTCCATTCTAATATATGCGCCATTGGAACCACCGTCTGAGTGAATATTAAGCATTTCACCGCCAGCTGCTTTAAAAATATCTACTGCATAACTAGAATTGCCAGAAATATTAACATTACCATTAGTATTAGATGTGCTGATACTGGTACTGGCTGAAACGGTTGTAAATGCACCAGTTGACGTTGAGCTAGCTCCGATTGGCGTGCCATCTATCGCACCGCCATTGACATCAATATTAGAAAAACTAGCAGACCCTGAAGATGTCAGCGTGCCACCAACCGTTAGAGTTTTACCAGAACCAACGTTAAGGCCAACGCTTGTCCCGTTGCCTGCATCGGCAAAGATCCCATCGACAGTATCTGAATTACCATTGATATAACCACCCCAAACGTTGGTATCACCACCGACCGTTGGTTTGGTTAAGTTTAAATTCGTTGTATATGCTGGCATAGTTATTTCCTTATATTTGTTAAATTATACATTAGTTTTCTATATTTTTTTCTGGTTCAATAATAATCTTACCATTGTCATCCGTTAATATTGATTCGTATATTTCTTTGTCTTGTCTTTCGCCTATCACTAACCAAGATACTTCGGCATTTGATTCTGGGTTTTGACATTCAATAACAAGTTGCGATCCCATTATTTTTGCTCTAACTGCATCCCAAGTTTCTGCATTATTAACAAAAGCTTGAATGTCTCTATTAAGTGCTAAGAAAGTGCCTGGTGTCATACCAAACCACTCATCAAGATCTATGGTAGCTTTACCATTGTGTAAATCAATCACACCTCTGTACAAGTTATCAGCTTGTGGTCCCTCAATAAATGAGTGTACTAAGTGATGGGTGTCTGGTTTAAGTGGATGGTCAATCTTAAATGAACCTGATGTTTTGGATAAGGCTCCTGTAATAACAACACCACTTGAAGTACATTTTAATCTGTTAGAGCCTGCTCTTTGTAAAACAAGGTCTCCTGCTGGTGCGTTAATGTTGGCATCTCCAGTATCACTTTGTATGGCTAAATATTTTTGATTTGACTGCGTAGAATCTAGTAAAGCAATCGCATCAGTAGTTTCTTCTTGTGTAATTTCTAAACCACCACCAACAATATCCAGTTTGTGAGATGGCGAAGTAGTGCCTATACCAACGTTGCCACTATTTTCTATATGTAATCTTGTTGAATTATTTGTTCGTATGGCAAAATCACTATTTGATGTTGTTCCTACAAAACCTGCTGAATCATTTGCTTGTAAGCCGACAACCATGCCACTACTTGAATCTTGTACCCTTACTGTTGGGTCTGAAGCATTAGATAAGTGTAATAATGTTCCCGGTGAAGTAGTTCCTATACCAACATTACCGCCTCCTGCACAAATAAATACATTGGCATTATCTGGTTGTATAGAAATAGGTATAGCTGCTGAACCAGCATAATCATAAGCAAATATTTTTGAAGAACTAGCAGAAGTACATTGTAAGCCCATGGCTGCGTTAGGAGTTCCACTTTCTGCTGTTGCTAAACCACCTACAACACCCAAACCAAATCCTGAGAATGTAGATGAACCTAGTGTTCCATTAACTGATAATTTGTGACGAGGCGAAGTAGTTCCTATGCCTACGTTACCTGATGAATCAATACGCATGCGTTCAGAACCAGTAGTTGTTGTGCCATTAGCAGCAGTTATAAATGAAATTCTGGTTGCAGCATTAAAAGTGCTAGTACCACCACCAACTAAAACTGCGTTTTCTGAAGAACTAGAAAAACCACCAAGACCTAAGAAGCCTTCTTCATCAGCATCATGTTGTTCAAAGCTCAAGCCTGAGTATTTGTTTATATTGTCTGTAACAGAATATGCCAATCGTAATTGCTTGTAAGCAGCACCGCCAACTATTTCAGTTTTGAAATCTGGCGAATCAGTTCCTATACCTACTTGACCATTTCTGTCCACCATAAAGACATCTGTACCTGCTCTTTTAAGAGACAGCATTTTATCTGCACTACCATCGTGATCACCAAATAAAAGGAACTCACCTGTTTGGAAAGTAGCACCTGCATCAAATTGGTCTGTAGTTACATTTACAACATCAGAGCTTGTCCAGTTGCCATGGTCTACTTCAAAAGTACCTGCTACATCTAACTTAGCACTTGGCGAAGTAGTTCCTATGCCAAAGTCTCCTAAATAGTTAAACCTTGCTTTCTCACTTCCATTTACAGCAAATCTCAAATTATTTGATGTATGGTCATAAGATATTTGTCCACTAAATTCTTGAGCTTCATCACCAAAATAAACACTTGAGAATCCTGTGCTTGGTGCCATAATTGATAAAACTGTACCAGTTGAATTACTACTTTCAATAATGGCTTGAGTTCTAGCATTGTATGTACTTGAGAATCCTGAACTACCATTTTGAACATGCAACTTCTCACTAGGCGAAGTAGTTCCTATCCCTACATTGCCTGAACTGTCTATTCTCATTGCTTCACTAGCAGAAGCATAAAACTGATGAGTTAGAGCCTGAACTCGATAGTTCATATAAGCACTAGCTGTTCTATCGTAGTTGGTTAGTCTGTTAGTGTCTGTTACCAGTTCTGGATGGAACTCCATACCTGCTGCTCCACCATTAGAAACTACTAAAGGTGCTACTGGCGATTCAGTTCCTATACCAACGTTGCCTGAACCATCAATTACAAATTTTTTAGATACACTACTATCAGCAACAGCGAACACATGCCCTGCATCAGAATCATGTCCTAATAAAGCACCATAAGTACCACCACCATCATCATTTAAATTTATCCATACTTGGTTGTCACCAGATTCAAATTTGGCAACAACATTAGTTGAAGCATGTTTAACATGAAGAACATTATCTGGCGAAGTAGTTCCTATGCCAACATTGCCTGAGCTAGCAAATCTAGCATACTCAGTAAAGTTACCACCAGCATGACCACCAAATCTAATAACTCCATCAGATGCTCCATTTCTTGACATGATATCGAATAGAGTTCCGTTGTATTTAATTTGTCCATATTGGTCAGTACCATCAGTATCTTCTAATCTGATAATTGGATTATCTGAAGCAAGGTGTAATAGTGTACTTGGCGAATCAGTTCCTATACCTAGGTTGCCTGAGGGGTCAATAGATAAACGAGTGTTTGTGCCAAGCACATCATTGTCTGCAATTTCAAAATTACTACTATGTACACCTATAGCAAAAGTGTTTGCAGGTTTTACAAACTTAATTTGTGGTCTGGCACTTGCACCATTAATACTTACTGATACACCAGAAGTGCCAACATCTCTGATAAATTCTGCTATATTTGCACCAGCACCACCACCTGTTACTTTAAAAGCTACAGTATTGTCATCATGGTCTACTCTTAACTTTACATCTGGCGAACTAGTTCCTATCCCTACGTTTTTACTAATATTTATATTTTCATTAGTACCGTTAAATCGCATATAGTCTGTAAGATTGCCAGAGCCATCGTCAGATTGAATAACAATGTCTTTATTGTTTGCTTGATTTCTTATTACTAAATGACCAGTAAAATTATCTATATATGAATCAAACCCAGTGTGATAAACCTGTAAATCTTGACTAGCACCAAATCTAATCTTTTCGTTGTCGCCAAGATCCAACTGATCGACAGAAACATTACCCATAGATACGGTTGTCCCACCTGCGCCAAAGATCGCATCTAAAGTATCTAAGTTGGTATTGAGCTTATCACCCCAAGTATCTTCAGAACCCCCTGGTTCTGGTTTGGTTAAACTAAGATTGGTTGTTGTTGTGTCTGCCATTTATGCTACCTCTTGTTTATCTTTTTCATCCCAACTTGTGCTTGGATTACTTTGATTTGTCCATGTTGTTGATACTGTCTGCTGTGTCCATATATCAGCTCCTACAGTCTCACCTTCCCATTTTAAACTACCGAGTGATGAAAAACTACTTGTTTGGCTGGAAATACCAGCGCCTGCAAAAGTTGCTCGTCCTGTGCTATCAAAATCACTAACACCTGAAACAACACCAACACCACCTAATGTTAAGAACCCTGTTGAATCAAAATCACTAACACCACCAATAACCGATGCGCCACCTGCTATGATAAAGCCCTGTGAATCAAAATCGGAAACTGCTGCAATGGTGACTAAGGCTAAGTCAACCTGTGTCCCGACAGCTATAAAATTAGAAATTACTGATATATTGCTAGCACCAGTATTGACCTGTCTTGGTACTGCGGAAAAATCTGTGGTTGCGGAGACTGTGGCACTAAATTGGCCATCTAAATCATTCCACTTGGATCTGCTATAAAACCCTCTACCGTAGCCTATAGTGGCCATGATGTTATGCCAGAGTTATATCCAAATCGCCTGTGTTAAATCTAAATATATCTCCTGAAGATACGACCTTTGATGTGCTGAGGTTAGCGTAAGCTAGTAGGTTGCCTGAGCTTGAAGCATCAAAAACACCAACGGCAACAACTGTACCATAATCTGCTGTGGCGGTTGGATATTCTATAGCAGCAGTATTGGATGCTGTTGTTGGGTTTGTGCCTGAAACAGAAAATGTAGCAGTTTGTCGTGCGTAAGCGCCACCTGAAACTTCTGTACCACCGCCTGTATCGCTCGGTGCTACAGTATATAATGCCACGTATAATGTTGATGGTGCTGTGTAAGCGCTACCACCAAATACATGATCTAAAACTTTGTCCTCTAAATAATCTGAAAATCCTGCCATAATACTTCCTAGTTGTTACTCCAATAATAAACGTTTTTCTTAGCTTTGCCATAAGACCTTCTTCTTTGCATAAGAGAGCCTTTGCCAAATTCTGCTTTTTCTTGTTCCATTTTAAGCTCTTCTAACGCTTTTTCAAAGAGTTGTGAGAACATTGCTACTCGTTCATCTTCCATTAAATAAATAGAAGCGTGTTTTAAAGCACCATACAGATAAACGTCTGGATGATTATTAGAAAGAAAGTTGCTTGTGTTGCTATCACTCAAAGCATCTATCTTGCCATAATATGTTAATTGTAATGTATAACTAGCATCAGGGGTAGGTGCAAGTTCCATTGTATCGTCCACAAATGCAAAATACACAGGTTGTCCTGTTTTGTTATTAATTGATTTTCTGTAAATATCTAAACTTTCAATAGACTGTTGTAGGATTGGTGAAAAATTATTGGATGTTATTTCAACATTAATTGCTTCTAACCAATCGGTAGGTAGTGATAAGTATTGTGCATCAGCCGTTGCTGTTGCTCTTTTAATCATTTCTTTGCGTCTTACTCTTCTGTTGACTTCACCCTCAACATTATCAATAAACATATCCATTTGATCTGTTAAATCAGATCTGTTTAAGTAATTTGCTATGTTGGTTTTTAATTCTGAATATGTCATACCTTACCTTTCCATGTTCTGAACAATTTATTATCTGGATTGTTCAACCATTTTTTCCATGCCTTCTGGTCCTTAGCCCAGCCTTCTCGCATGGCTTGTTGATATATTACCATAGGAACTTCCGCAACGTGACGTAAATCTTTCCCTGGTTTATTGTAACTTAATTGTTTGACGTGTTCTAAGACTGGTTGCACGTCTTGGGTAGTATGGTAAATAACCTTATCATCCTCGGTGGCAAACTCATGTTTGTAACCAAGTTTGTGATCTATGATAGTTCGTTTAGCCATAAAAAGAGGGCGGGACTAGCCCGCCCAAAAGTATCATTAAGATACGCTTAAGTCAGCCACGATACCGTGTGCTTTCTCGTTAGATACTTCTAACCCGTACTCAACTACAATCATCTTGGTTTCTGCATCACCAATAGTTGCAATATCAACAGTTTGGAAGTTTCTTAGATATGCTACTTTTGCATATTCTGGATCAACCAATAGTAGAGATCTTTCTCTTGATCTGTTTGATGGTACGATTTGTAACTCACCAAAGTCAGATGAATAGATTGATACAGATGCTTCAACAGTATTAGCATCGATCATTTGTCTTGCTGATGATCTACCTGTAAAGCCAGAAATAATCTGCTTATTGTGTGGACCGCAAATTGCTAATGATGGTTCACCACCATTTTCAAATGAAAGTTGCAATACGTCTTTAAGTAAAGTTTCTGTTAATGCTCTTTGAGTTCCGTCAGTAGGAGCAGCACCATTACCAGCACCTGATCCGCCTGTACCTCTTGAAACGTTGGTTTCAACCCAAGATTCAAAACCACCAGTTACACGAGCTGTTGACGCATCACCAGTTGTTTTTGCACCTTTTTGACATAGAGCTTCTTCCATATCTCTCTTAAGAGCTTTAGCCATAAGAGCTAACTGGTGAGCCATTTCTGATCTCTTACCAGCTGCGTCTGAAACTTCTTGTGAACCAGAAACTGTTGCATCTCTTTTTGAAATCATACATACGTTTGATTCTCTAACAGTTGCTTGAGCTGCTGATCTGGAAAGTTCAAAACCTTCTAATTCACCACTTGATGATGGTGTTGGAAGAACTTCTGTTTGCCAATCAAAGACAACATTTTTTACATTTCTAGTGCCGATAGAACTCATAAATGGAGTTTGCATTGGGGATATGTTGTAAATAATATTACTCAAATCCTCTCTATCAGCAGTAGCGCTATAGGTATCGAAAGCATTTGTAACTTTTGCCATTATATTTTCTCCTTACTTTAATAGCTGTTCAAATAATTTTGCAGCATCCTGTTGTTTACCAGTCTGCTTTAACCTTTGACGCAACTTTTTCTCTGGACTTGCTGACCTTTTTCTGGTTGTTGAACCAGGTTTACCTACTCTGGCAGCTGCTTTCTGTGTTGGTTTCTTTTTAGTTGCCTGTCCAGCTTCATGTTGAAGCCATGCAGACCTTAAACCAATCAAAGCTCTGTAGTCATAGACTTTATCCATTTCCTGTGGTGAATAACCAAGGACATCGATAGCGTATTGTCTAATAGCAGCTTTTTCTTGAGCTGCTGTTTCAGGTTTAGACCACTCAGGGATTATTTCTAAAAGTTTTTTGTTACCCTCTTCAACCATAGTTTGAATTTGTTTTTGTTGTTCAGCTAAGGCTTCTTGTTGAAGTCTTTGCTGTTCAACTTGAACTGCGGATAACTTTTCTTTCTTCTGATCCCAGAGTTGTTTTTCCCTAACATACCCTACTGGATCATCCTCATATAACTTCTGCCAATCAGGTTCATCACCTAATTCAGCATTAAGCTGTGCTTCCATCTTAGGTAGCAGTTGAGAATAAATCGCATCTCTTTGAGCTAACTCAGCTTGCTGTTGCTCAATAGTCTTACGCTGTTGAGACAGTTCTTGAGTTTTCCTCGTATAATCTTGCTGACGAGAATAACCATTTTGGAGTTCTTCGAGCGTGACCTCTGTTTCCACACCATCAACTTTGACTGTATAAAGTTGAGGTTGCTCTACTTCTTCCTCAATATCTTCTTGTTCAACTTCTTCTTCATCCTCATCGTCTAAATCATCGACAAGTTCTTCAACTTCTTCGACTTCTTCTTCAGATTCGGCTTCTTCAACTTCAACTTCTTCAGGTTCAACATTCTCCTCTTCAGGTGCTAAAAATCCTTCAAACGATGAAGCTGCTTTGTCCAATTCGGACTGTAATGCAATCGGTTTTTCCGTTGTTGCCATAAAAACTCCTTTTGTAGTTTTTTTATATTTTAACTAATTTTTCTGAGCTTTTCTAACTGTGACTTAGTGATTTTGCCTTTTTCAGCAATAATTCTTAGATGTCTTTCTATTTCTGGTAATAGAAGGATGGCTTTGTGTAAATCTTCTCTCATATCAACATCATCAATATTTCTACTTCTTAACCAATGGTTGACGTATTCTTCTTTGAGATTAGCAATGGCTTCTTTAAAAGAATCGCTGTTAAGAATATTCTCGGCTTCTTGAGCCTTGATCATTTCTTCTTGTGATGGCATTTAGATAAGACTTAATACTTTACCAAGATCGCTTGGTATGGTGTTCATTAATCCACCAGATAAATCTGGCAGAGGTTTGCTTAGTTGTTGTTGTGGTGGTAACAATGACAGAAAATCTAATGGTCCTGCTGATTTACCAAGGTCAAAAGGTAGTGGGCTACCTGGTTGACCAACATCCATTGGGTCATAAACAATCCCTGTATCGCCACCTCTAAAATCGCCAAGACGAGAAGATCCGCCACCACCGTAGCCTAAGCCACCTGACCCAATACCAACTGGCGGTATGTTTGGTGGTACTGATGGTGGTGTTATTGGTGGTAAACCTGGTGATGGTGGAATGACCCTATCACCCATTGGAAACTGTGGTGAAAAACTCATACCAGGTTGAACTACTTGTGAAAATGGCATACCGCCCGCTATTGATTGGGCGTATCGTATGGCAGACATGAATGGATTGTAAAAATTCATTGTGCTATTAGTTTATCAATTTTTTGGTCTAATTTGTCAAGTCTTTCAAATAATCTTGAAATATCGTTTTCTTGATCTTCTTTAGTAACATACTTGCTTGGGATTTCTTCTCTAGTTTTGTTCAACAAAATATCCAACCTTTTTAACTCTGTTTCATTTTTTCTAATGGAAAATAATAATGGCGCAAGTATCAAAGTGATAAATGCGTTCCAAACCAAATATGTTGATAACTCCATTAATAACTCCAGATATATGGTCGTATCTTACCATGTTTTTCCCCACCGACATCTAAATGTATGAATCTAGCCTTACCTTTTTGTTGGACCCCTATACCTGTAAAACCAAACTGGGGTGCTAGAGCAACAACTTCATAAGCTTGTGAACCACTTACCAAGATATCAACTGCTATGCCTTTGGTATGTGTGCCTGGTTTTTCTTTATTGACTTCTGCTGGGTGGCTTTCAGATCTGTAAGCTGAGGTAATAATAAATGGAAAGTCACATTCGGTTCTAAGTTCTTGAAGTTTGTCTATCACACTAGGGTCCATTTTGTTTTCGCCTGTGTGTTTGCAAGCAAATTCTTCGTACTTAAAGTTTGGCCAATTTTTCATTTTGATACGCCTTTGCTTTTTTCAAATGTTCGTAACCCACCAAGACCCAACATACCCATAAGTATTGTCATAAGACTATTCATATCAAACTCTGGAAGATCGTATGAGAAGCCTGCGAGAGATATCGCAAAGATCGCAAAGGGCTGGAGAATGAAGTGATAAGCAAGTGCAAAAGCACAAATCCAACCAACACACGGACGCCAACCTGCGACAAACCAATGTTTGCTTTGCGCTTCGATTTTATTAACTTCGATCTGCGCCATATTAGCCTTGTGTAATTCGGTTTTAAGTTCATGCTCTAGCTTTGCTTTTAAATCTTTATCAGCAACAAATTTATCCAGTATCCCAGATACTGGCCCTATTAAGTTGGTTAGTAAATCACTCATCGAATTATTTCTTTTTCTGTAATGCTACAAGTTTTACGTAGTCGTAAACTTGTTTTAGCTTTTTGTCTTTAGGCACAGGTAGTGCATAAACAATAACTGATGAGAGACCAATTATTATAAAGACAAGACAGACTATATTAAATAGTAAATCAAACATAATTACTCCTTATTTCTTCTTCTTTTTTAATTTTTTAAAATCAGCACCTGTGATTTTATTACGGGGTTTAGCGACAGCAGCTAACTTCTTCTGCTTAGGTGAATATTTTTTGTATGGCATGATGCTCCTTACTTTTTATGTTTTACTTTCTTACCCTTTTTCTTAGCATAGGCTTTTGCTTTAGCCATACCAGACTTAGAGTATGAGAATTTTTTACTTCCTACTTTTGGCATTATTTTTTCCTCTTTCTTATTATAGTCTTAACCATGGTTGGTTTACCACCAACACCTTGTGCTTTTGCTCGTTTTCTTTTGACTGCACTTCTTTTTTGTGCTGCGGTCATAGACATAGCTTTGGACTTAGGCACGCATTTGGGATAACCCTTTCTGCTAGTTGATGCTTTCTTACGACCACAAGGCTGGTATTTGCCTTTCTTTTTCTTACGGCCAATATCAACCCATTCTTCTTCAAACCACTTTTTTAAAGACATTAGTATTTTCCGCCACGTTTTTTATATTCTTTAACTAACCAAGCATTAGCATAAGCACTTGGATATACTTTGAATTTACGTTTAGCTTCAGCCTTTACTCGTGCGTATAGGCTTGGATTTTTTGGTTTGGGACTTGAACTTTTTCTTTTAGTAGCCATTAGCCTAATGGATTTGCTAGAGCATCCATTCCTTTCCATATATCATCAACTTCTCGTTGATGTAATTTAATTTTATTTTCTAGCTCTTTTATTCTACTTTCATACGATTCAACAAGCAATTTGTTCTCTTTGGCCACCACATCAATATCTTTAAACTGGTCTTTAAGATCCATCAGTTCTTTTTGCGCTTCCATAATAAGTGATAAATTAGTACCAAGTTCGGCTAATTTGCCCTGTAACGAACTAATATCATTGTCGGCAATAGATTGTTCAACGGAAGATAGGCGTGCTTCTAAATCGCTAATGTTTGTCCCATACAAACTGTTGCTGTTGGCTAGTGCATCAATAACATTGATACGATTATAAAAATCGCTGACATACCAAACGCCACCAGCAAGGCCCGAGATAATAGGCAAAAAGATCGCAATATAAATGCCTTTAAATGTGAAGTTTCCGATTTTGAGTTCAAAGTCATTCATTAGCACTTACTGAAGTCATAACCACAAACTATTGGTGATGTGGTATAAAAACTATTTTCTTGACCTGCTTGATAATATTCGTCAGCAGATTTGTAATATTGTGAAAGGTCAACCATGACTGAAACGCTTTCCCAACCAACAGTCAACATACCAACCGATGCATCAAAAGCAAGTGTTGCATCTAAGAAACTATTTCTGTATTGGTCAGCAGTTGCTTGAAACTCATTCATGTAATCATCGTTGGACAAGACCGCAGTAAAGGATGCGTATTGATTACCATACTCTTCGATATCAGTAATCGCTTGGTTGTAGTTAGCCACTTCTTGTTCAGTAATGTAAACATCGTTGTCTTGGATAAAATCTTGCAAAGCTTCTTGGTCAGCAATATCACCAGTTGCTTGAGCGTTCTCGGCTTGGTCATTGACTTCAATAACAGTCACAATCGCAAGCGTAGCTTCGACAAAATCGCTGATAGCTTCTTCCATATTGTCTTGCGCTACTTGTTGGTTATCTTGTAAAAAATCTTCGGCTGAATAGAAGGTAGCATTTTCAACATTAGCGAGGGCTGCATTGTAAGCATCCATGTTGTCAAAAGTAATGTAGCCTGCTTGCAAGACGCCTTCGGGTGCTATGTACCCAGAAGGTGCGTAGGTCATAAAACCACCAATACCTTGAATAGCAATGTCAATGTTGGTTCTAAGAATCCCAGACTGTTTAACTAAATCGTCAACCGCCTGATTTGAGTGAGCTTCTGAAGCGCTCAGAAATGCTAAGAGTGGTAGTAGTAGTTTCTTCATCAATATCTCCGTTGATACTCAGTATTGTATTATAAAATTGTTGTTTTTCGTTATAACGCTTGTCACTTTCCCATATTATTTGTGGGTGGCAGTCGATAATAACTTCAGTCTCAGTATAACGCAGACATTTTAAAGCTGGTTTACGGCCTTGCCTGACCTTACCATAGTTGGGAATATAAAGTTCTGGGTTCTGTTTGATCGCCAAATAAGCTGCTCGACCTGCAACCAATTTAGAATTAACCAAGATGGGACAAGGTGTGCCACTAATAAACATAGCTTCCCACACATTATCGTCTTGGCACATGAGAGCAATACTAGCCACTTTCATATTAAGATCTGATAACACTTTGGCATCTCTTCGTCTATTGCAATTTTCGTCTTGACGGTAAGCGCCTGTGGATAAACCAACACCAAACGATTGCAAGCCACCGTTGGTGGACATCAAACACGAATCCATACCATTGGACATCAAGCTAGGAGCAATAGCTGAACCGACAGGCATAGAGCCAGGAGAAGAACCAGCACCACTATAGTTATTAGTCGTTGCTGTTGTTTCATTATAAGAACTGACTGTGGAGTTGTTGTTGTTGGTCCCGAAGTTGTCGGCTGATTGGTTGTTGCCACTATTATTTCCCGTATCTTCTTGTGCATTGATATACAAACTAAAACACAAAGACAATAGAATGACGGACACCCATCTTGGTCTTTTTCTCGTTACCATTTTTTACAAGACCAATACCTAGCTGACAATTTATCTTTAGCGGTATCGCACTTGTGTCTAGCCCTAAAAGATTTTCTACGAGCTGGAATATTTTTTTTGATGGTCATATTAGGATCACCAAAACGAACTAATTTGACCTGATCGCCTTGTTTGGCAAGTACCGCAAACTTTTTACTTTTTCCTGGTGTTCTTTTCGGTTTGTTGTAACCACTAAACCTTTCACCTCTGTATGTGATAGCCATTAATGTATTATATCCTCACTTAAGACAAATATCTCAGAATCCTTAGAAATCAAATGCAAGAAAGCTTCTCTAATCATTTGTTCGGCTTCAGCTCGTGATTGCGCTTTGATAGTTTTGGTTTGGTAAACATATTCACCATCCACAATTTCTAAGTTATATATTTTGGTTAGGTTGTCCTGCTGGTGCATTGGTAAATAATCCTTGAGCTTGTGATTTCTGCGTTTGCCTAATCATTTCTCTATCACGTTCCATGATAGCATTAATCTCAGCAATATTTACTTGAGCGCCAAACTTAGCTTGTAACTCAGCCATCTTAACTCGTAGATTGGCTTCTTCGATATCACGCTGTCGATCATCGTCCATGATGATTTTCATTCTATCGGTTTCAGCATCTATGATTGCTTTCTGAGCTTGGACTTGAGCTTTTTGGGCTTCAGCCTGAGCTAGTAAAGCTGCTGGGTCTGGTTTCTCTTGTTCAGGTTGTGGTGGCATTGGCGGTACTTGCGTATTGATGTAGTTATTAACATCTTTGAACCCAGCCATCTCAACAATCTTACTAATGGTATTGGAGTATTGTTGGAGTGACACCAACGGATTGTTTGGTCCTAGTTGTGACAAGATTTGTTCTTGTTTTTGTGACAGAGCTTGCAGTATAGCAATCTTTTCTTCGTCACTAGATTTAGAAATTGCTACATTAACAATAATGTCTTTGTCGCTGTCCCAATATCTTGGGTCAACTGGGACAAACTCATTGTTTAGTCTAAAAATGTCTTGTGCATCTTGGTGTTTGACAATCAGATTATTGACCAATCTAAAGAGTTGTTTCATCCCACCTTCGGCAAAGTGGCGACAAATCAACTCGATTCTGCCTTGAGCGCCACTCATGGTGGCGGACACGGCTGCTTTGGTGGATGATTGTAAAGCGTCAGCGTTCAAACCCGCACTAGCTTTTGAGACACCAGTTCGGTTTTCTTTGGCTTCGTCAAGATAACCCAAAACTGGGAAAGCTTCTTTACCAACAAATGGCACGGCAAATGGTTGCACCATACCTGGCGCTCTCATTCTAATCGGTTGACCAATATCGGTATTTAGAACATCGTCAATATTGACTTGCCCTTCAACAATTCCCATGCGTGGGAAGATGGCGTGTCCAAGCGAATCAAGGGTGTCTCGCATGATCTGCGACTTTGCTGCTTGAATGGGTTTTAAGTAATCCGCTGGACACGACCCGATAGCTGTGTGTGGTTCTGGATCTGGACAGAACTGAATGATTGGTAAATCGTCCCAGGGTTCAACGTTGGCAATATGCAAAGCATTACCAAAGGTACAAACTCTGACGAGTTCATCAATACCATCACCGTCCAAATCGTAATGACAGAAGTGTTCAATGTATAAGACGTCTTTATCTTCTGAAGTGTCTGGGTACACCGCATTATCGAATGGGTTACGAGCTTCTTGTTCTTCAAATGAGTGTGGGTCTAATAAAGCACCGCCTTGACCAGCGAACTGCTCAACTTCTTCAATGTCGTAGCCCATAGCGACCAATTCGCTGACCGTCTTGAGCATACGATGAGCGACATAAGATGAATCTTCGAGTGAGCGTGCGTGGCGGGCAATCAAAACTTCTTCTGGTGGAATAGATTCTATGCAGACTTGGCTTTTTGACTTCACTCGTCTAATTTTTAGGTCATAAGAGACTGGTATTTCTTGGGTGATTTCTTCGCCTGACAGTGGGTCAATTTGCGTAATAGTCTCTTGTTGGGCCACTTCTTCTAAGATTTCTACGTCTTTGTCTAAGACGAGGGCTTGATAAGCTTGCGGATTAAGGTTGCTGTATTCGTGCGTGGAGGTTGAGATACTATCGTCCCAGAAGGCTTTAACAAAACCTGACTTACGCACGAGGGCATCTTTAAAAGCATCGTACAAAACTTTAAAGCCTGGATTCTTTTCTTGAATCACATAGTTGACATAATCGGTTTGTTGTTGCGCTATCGGAATATCTTCAACATTCTTAGGCACGAACTCAACAACTTTGTTAGCACCAAAAAAAGTACGCATCACACTTGGGAGCATAAACAACACAGTATCTCGGACATCTGTAGAAACATAATAAGATTGCACCGAGCTGGTCGGCTCTGGTTCGTTACCTAAATAATATTCGGTTGATTCTGCTCGTTCCTCACCCACTTGGTGAATGTAGTCCTCAGCATCGTCCATTGCGTTTTTGAGGTATGCGCTGAGATCGTCAAAGTTCTGTTCTTCGACTTCGTATTTCTTATCTTGTTCTGCCATAAATTATCCCACTCTTATTATGCGTGATTTTAGTGGTTGTCTGAAATTATAACCTAAATAACTCATACTGCCACTAGCACCTGCTGCATTTGATGCCATAGTGAGTGCTAAAGCATCGGCACGGTCTGGTGACTTGACACCACGTTTACGCATTTCTTCTTTACTTTCTAACTTTATTTTACCAGATGAAGTATATTTGTAACTAGGCGCAGCCAGTTCGGAACACAGTTCATCATCTTCAGGCAGCCGACAGTCACGCTGCGCCAACCAATCTTTGATGGCAAACCAGAGTTCCGCTCGTAAGTTCAAATAATTTTTTTTGGTACTTGGTGCTTCGGCTACGTTCACCCCACGCACGGGAAGATTCAATTCTCGTAATCTGTCCACCACACCAGAACCAATACCAATGACATCCACCAGGATTTCTTGGGGTTGTTCCATCACAGTCGCATCGTCAAATCTATTCTTAATGGCACCACAAAGTTGCATGAGATCCATCGAATGAAAAGTTTGCACCTCAAAGACGGTGTTGCCCTGACGCACGCACAAAGCTGAATTATCACCACCAAAGCGAGCGACATCCAAACCCCACACAATCGGCTCACTTGAAGTCAGCGCCACATCACGACCCATGGCTGACTTAATCAACTCCATTGGGATAACGGTATCATCGTCCATCTTAGGAAACTCACCCAAAACCTCAACACGAGCCACGGTAGAATCTTCACCGTATTGTTCTAACATCCGATTGAACAAAGCAGTATCTGTGCCTTCGACCGTGCGGGAATCTATTTGCTCTGTGTTCCAGTAAGGTTTCTTGGCGTGGAAACAATCGTAGAATGGTCCTGTGTTACGTCTGGGGTTAGAGAAACAGAACCAATACCTGTCGTTCGTTGGTTCGGAGAAAAAGCCTTCGGAGACTGAATAAATGGGTGCGGGAATACCTGAAGCTTCGTCCATGATTAAACACACACCGTAGGATGAGTGAATACCAGCAAAAGCGTCTGGGTTTTCTTCGCTCCAGAGTTGGGCTTGAGCGTAGTAGTAACCTGTGTCGATTTTGAGGTCACGCACGAGCGCTTCTTCAAACCAAGCTGCTGGTTTAACTGTGGTTGCTGTTTTGGCAAACCAATGTGAATTGATAGCGAGTGTGATCCACTTACCTAGTTCGGCCCACGTACGGGAACGAAGCTGTTGTTCTGTGTTCGCTGTGACAATGATGGTCGAACCAAGTCTGGTGGATAACATCCAGAGGATTAACCATGAGACTAAAGCTGATTTACCAATACCACGACCAGAAGCCACAGCTAGTCTAAACATCTCTGGTTCTACTTTGCCGTTGTTCCTTTGTATTTGTGTTGTAATTTTTCGCAAAATTTTTTCTTGCCACTTCCTTGGTCCTGAGAAATGCTCGAGGGGGGTATCCTTTTGTCCCCAAGGGAACACGAATTTAACAAAGTTTAACGGATCGTCTTTAATACCAAGCGACCAAATTTCGGTCATTAGTTCTTTTTCTGCTTCTGCTCCGTATTTCATAAAAAAATTATCTCATTAGTTTATATATATGTACCACCGCACACAAACGAACGGGGGGGTCAATCATTAACAAGTTATCCACAATTTTATCCACATTTATATATATGCGTTCCCGTACGAACTAAGGAACGAGGGGCGCACCCTAAAACAAGAAACAATAAAGGGACTAAGAAAAAACTATTCCTCATTTGGTGCGCCAATGGTTTTTATGTTTGGTATTCGTTCCCCTTCGTTCGTTTCTGTTGCCTGGGCGTCAATAATTAAACGATCTTTTGCGTTCGTTAGTATGCTTTTGAGGTCCAGGTTGTGTTCTACTTGCTGAACGTCACTAAATGGATTGCCCGCCTGTTTGCCTTTGTTCTTTAAAAAGAAGATTTGAGCGCTGACGCTTGGTTCCTTCCCGTTCCTTCCCGTTGCTGAGTCAAAAAGCGCTGATGAAACTGTGGCGATAGATTTAATCTTAGCGTCCCTTATATACTGTTCAAAATTCTCATTTTTCTTTTTATATCTTTGTAAAGTTGAAACAGAACAACCCAGGACAGTCTTACATATAGCTTCTTCAGAGAAACCAAGACCAGCAAGACGGCAAGCTTCTTGCACCTGTTCATCTGTAAATTTGATCCGTTTACGTCCTCTTTTTCCCTTTTCCATGTTCAAATTTTACCATTTAAGCCCTTTATTTATGGGCAATGAGTAAAAAAGTACAATTATTTTGAGTTATTTACTTGCATTATGAGTAATCACGGGTAATATATAGGTATGTTGTGGAATTAACCATAACTGTAAACGAGAGAAATATGAACGATAAACTTAAAAACCTATCGCAACATCAAATTGAAGCTTTAGCACTTAAAGGGCTAGAGATAGAAGAAGATAATAAAAAGTATTCTTTGTATCACATAACTCAAGATTTATTAGCCGAGTTAGAAGATAACAAGGAAGAAATACTTGAGCATCAATATCCAGAGGATTTAGTTTCTGAATATGTAGATTCAAATATTTCTGTTTATACCTACGACCAGCTGATGATATATGCAAACAATCACAACGATTTAGATTTGTATGATAACGATTCTGGTAACTTTCAAGACGCTATTGTTTCGGCTATTTATTCTTACTTAGCCGAAGAAGCTGACGCATGGTTATTCAACAAACAGGAGGAGAAAGTAGCCAGTTAAAACCTGGCTACATTTTTATTATGATTACAGCAGTATTAAAAACGGTTGACAATCCAGAAGGATTTACAATTAGTAAAAAAACTTTATTAAATATCTTTGAAGAAATACAAAATGTATTTATTGATGAGTTATTTTATGAGTACGAAGATTTTATTAGTTTAGATATAAAAGGGAGTAAATAAGCATGAAACATATCAGCAATACACTAATCGAGGTCTTATCTGATTCTTTTAACAAGACATTAGAAAGACGACACAATAAACCATTTAAGGATCTTAAATGGGTTGAGATGACCAAAGACGAGCAAACCATACAAATGGAACTCGTAGCCATGAAAACCAGAGCAAATAAAAGGGGGAAATAATGAGTTTAAAATCATTTACTAGCACTATTACTTATTCTGTATTTGATATGGGTAGAGAGTGCGAAACCAAAGAAGAATATATTGAATGGGTAAAACAGTCCTTTCAAGAAGAGCATAATATTGACTTAGAAGATCACGAAATAAAAAACATTGAATGGGTGGAGGTGTCTGATGAGAGTTGAAAAACTTATAAAAACTTTAAAAAAGTTTAGTCCTAAAGATAAAGTAATTTTTTATCATTTAAAAAATCATAATCTTGAAAGTTGTGAGTTTGAAAGTGTTATAGAAACTGAATTAGGTGTTGAACTAACAATAGAGGAGGTGTCTGATGGAAATTAAATTAGATGGCGAAGCAGTAGGCGAAGCAATAATCGACTACATTAATAAACAACTTGATACCAAAGTTAAAGCTGTTGACTACCCAATGATTGAGATGGGTAAGAAAAGTTATGAATTAAACTTTGAAACTGATGTAAGTGTTTGGGTTTATAAGGAGGTAAATAATGACTGATGTAAAAGATTTTGAATATAACCAAAACTTTAGTTTTGAAAGTAACTTTAGCACTTGGTTAAGCGATTGTAACGAAGATCGTTTTAAATGGCATGAAGATCTATTAAACGAAGAAGAAGCTTACGATATCTTCGTACACAGGTACGGCCATCATAAGGTAACATGATACCCACTAGCCCAACGGTTTTTTTAATGTTTTATTTTCCGTTCATTGCGGGATTGGCTCACCCAAGGGCAAAACGAGCCACCAATTAAAAGGAGATTAAATTGAACAAAGCAAAAATTAATACGATTATAGAAGAAGCCTTAACATCAATAGAACATAATGATGTTTTAGAAAAGGTAGAAAAAGAATATACAGAAAGACTTTTATACAGATTAAAGATTTTCTTTTCAGATGCATATTATGGTTATTCTCTTAGAAATACTGTCCCTAAAACAGATACTGAAAAAAGAGAAAAAGGAGCATACATGCAAGTAAAAGATCTAATTGATGAAGCAGTAGAAAAATACTTAAATAAACTAAAAGACTAACATAAGGGATATGATGGATAAATTATGTAAACCATATATATGTAAAAACGCTTTTGCTGATGATGTTGCAGACGGAATATACGATTGCAAAATAAAAACTTATGTTGGTCTAATGGTTTTTAATAACCAAGTAGAAGTTAAACACAATAAGATTAATACCAATGACATTAAAGACTGTGTTCAAACTTTTAGAAAAACTTTTAAAGACTATGACCACTACTTAATTGAAAATGTCTTTCTGAATGACAATAAACAATTGGAGGTCTTTCTCGGCAGCTAACGAACGCACGAACAATAACAGGAGCTGTCGCTTTTAACTACTCATAATCTGATATATGATAGTTCCTGTTACTTTTAGACCCAACGGCAAGTTTCCCCAACTCTCTCGTACTTGCTGACGGGTCTTTTTTTATACGCCTTGTGTCATGTGTTCATACGCATCCTCACACTCACGAACGAGCAAACCACACACGCAGTATTGCTCCTCCTCATGCTCAGGCGCACCAACCAAAGATCTGAGATCCTCACTCATGTTGTCCACTCCTTATAAAATAACTTAACCCAACCAGAAGAAAGTGTTTCTTCCCACTCGTTTGTGACTTCTTTAACCTCACTCGCTCATCTTCCAGGACTAACCAAATAATATTGCGCTCGACCAACTCAGCGATAGCCCGTCCCGCTGTCTTACGATTGACCCCAGTCATTTTGGCATAGTAATCAATCGCATCATGTGAGCTACAAGTTTCCCACCGCCACCGCTCACACAAAGCCCACAGAATTAACTTCGCGCTCACACTCAAACTTTTATCCCCCACCCACGAACGATAGTACCGCCAGACTTCTGCCCTCACCTTATTAAAGTTTTTACTCTCACTAACGAACGCACGTTTAACCAAACCACTCGTGCGTTCGTCCTCTATGCTGTCAGTTAGCCACCAATAATCTTTGTCCCTTGTTCTCATGCGTTCCCTTTCCTTCGTTCCTTAGTGAAAAGCGAAAACGCTAAGGCGTTTCGCTTTTCCTATTAAATGTCTATTTAATGGATATATGGGTAGTTCTTACTATATCTATGTCCTTCTTTTACTATATGTATGTCCCTATAATGGTATGTAATATAGTAAGTTCTACTATACTAAGCATAACATTAATCCGTTATTTTTCTCCTTGGTTTGGTCTTTTTTTATCAAAAATAACTATCATTGAATCGTGCATAGGGTCTTTTGTTTTGGTAAATTCACCAAAAGTATTAATACCCTCAAACTTAATTCTGCCACGCACAAATCTAATGTCTTGAGCATTAGGCAAAATATAATCGTGAAACAATTTTGTGCTAGTTGATACTGGTAACAACATGACACACAACTTGCCTTGCTCTGCTTCTATTATGGCTTTCTTAACAAAAGCTTCTTTTAATTTTCTTGAATAAGGCGGATTAATAAAGTTTCTTTGACCCCACTCAATAGTTAAACCATCAAATTCAGCATGAAGTGGACACGGATCGTAATCAAAATCAAACTCTTTATTAAGTTCTTCGTAAAAATCTTTAGGTGTAGCCCAATGATCTGAATGTTCTAAGTTTCTATTTTTCACTCTGGCTTCCTTCTTGGTTTGGTCTTTTTCCACTTATATTTCTTAGCGTTCTCTTGGTTTTTACCAAAGATTTTTTCCCAATTATCAGCGAATTGTTCATCTGATATTTGGCGTGGTCGTTGGTCTGATCCTTTACCGCTCATTTTTTACCTCTTAATATAAATTGCGCAATATGTCTGCCAGTACCTTTGCCTGGTTGACCATCTTCAGTAGCGCACCATTTAACATCACCTAAATTACGGATCTCTGCACCCGCAGCAATCATCATCAATACCCATTTATCTATTGGGTAAACCATAACAACATCTTTGCCTTTTTGTGCTTCTGCTATCGCTTTTCTGGCCCAAGCTGTTGCACCTTTTCTTTTGCCTTCATGCATGATTGAGCCGAAAGGCGGGTTGCAATAACTTGATTCACCCCATTCACAAGTCAAACCATCAAAACCTTCTGGTAATGGATAAGGACAAGGATCAAAGTCAAAATTAAATTCTGCATCTAATTCTGCATACAGTTCAGGCGGAGTAAGCCAGTAATGCTTACCATCTTTTGCGCCTTTGTGAAATTTATTTTCTTCTACTGGTGTACCTTTTTTATTTTTCATAACTACCCCCATATTCAATGACGCCAAGCGTCCAGTTTTCTGCCACCTTTTCGGCATAACTTTCGCTGTACTGGTGCAACTTGATGTTGCGTAGGTACTCGTTACCTTTAAAAATATTTACTTCAAAACCCTTCTCGGTTCTGATAATCTCAGCGTGTTTACCTTTGGTATCACCCCAAGCACTAATAATTTCTACACTCATTTACTTCTCCTTATATAATATTCTTCGTACGTGGTAAAACGTTTACCACAACTATAACAAGCCCGTCTGCGTTTAATCAAATCGCCCTTGCCTTGTTTCCTCGTGTCCGTTACTTTGGTTTGACCATCACAATACCGACAAATCATTCTTCAAACTCCGTATCTATGGTTTCTAAAATCCATCTTGGTATGATGATGGAAAACTTAGTGGACAAACCCGCAATATAATCATCTAGTTCCATTTCAAAACGTTTGCGATACTCCTCACGCTCCAACCATTCCTCACCAATACTGGCTCTGAATTTGCAATCTTCACGCCAAGCTAGGTCTAGGTTCGCTTCGGTATAAATAATCATTCCCAGTTAATCTCTCCCTTGGTATAAACCTCAAGCGCTGCATCACGCCTAATAAGTGTCATAACCCTAGTGTCTGCTTGAGCGTTGGATTTAACAATACCAGCACGAACGACCCGAGTTCTATCGTATTCCAAACCTTCCTCAGCACAGATACTTTCAACATCACCCTCACTAGCTAACCAAATAGCCATCGCCATTCTATGACCATCTGTTAAAGCAGACGCACCACGAATTGCACCTCTGGCTGCCATAGGATCATCTGTTTCGGTCAACATAGTTTTACTCATGTGGTGAATCGAGAGAGTGGAAGCTCCAAATTGCGAGGAGATAGAAGCGCAAAACTGACAATATAATTGCGCTGCTTCTTGCGAAGAGGTGATTGAAGCTCCCACAAAAGACTGGATTGGGTCAATCACCACGAGCGCTAAGTTGTCGATAGAGCGCAACTCTTCCATCAACTCATGTGCTGCCGTGGTTAAACCCAAGCCATTGTGATCATCTTTTAATAATGTGATTGGTTTCCCATAATCTGGGACAGTAAAGGTATACATATCGTACATAGACTTAAAACGCTTACCCTTAGGATCTAAGGCATCAATCCTTCTATGCACTTCTTCTTGATCATCTTCGGCCGATATGACCACAACATTACCGAATTTGGTAATATCTTTCTCCAAAAATTGACCATTACCCGCACCACAGACGGCTAACCCTAATTTCAAACTCAACATAGATTTACCTACACCACCAATACCTGCAAAGATAGATGGCTTACCTTTTTCTAAAAACTTATCCACAAGAAATTCACGCTTGGGTGGCTCGCCTTTGTAGTTCTTAATTGAGAATCTAGTAATACCTAGACTGCTGGTTATGATTTCTTTAGCAACACGCTCTAATCCATGCTCTAAATACATATCGTTGTAATCGCCTGTAATGCTCGGTATGCGCTTGAAACAATTAGGGTAGGCATTTGCTATGTCTTGTGCATTTCGTTGTCCCACAGAGCTTGTATCGCTGTCTAAGGCTATGTATATTTTGCATTGTGATACTCCTCTGATGTTTTTAACCGCCTGCAAACCAAAATTCGCAGAAAAAACACACGCGGTTGGTATCTTAGTAGCTTCATATACAGTCGCTGCGGTTGCGTAACCTTCGACAACGATAAGCTCTTTTATTTGTGGTAATTCATCCACGCTAAAACCAAGACAAAACATGTTGCCTTTGATTTCTCCGCCTGGATAAAACTTTTTATTGCCATTTTTATCAATGTATTGTAGTGAACGAATGTCCCCTGTGATATTATGCACAGGAACAACCAAACTATCATTTGGATCTGTTTTTAAACCATAGCTTTTAACTTTTTTATTTGTGAGATACTCATGTTCAGTCGTATTTTTGTAAGATGCAAAGAGTTCCTTTACCTCTGTTGCCACTTCCTCGTTCCTATTTTTCTTAGCTTCTTCCAGCCTGTGTTGAGCCTCCGCCATTTGTTGTTTTAATTTAGCGGTATCTACAGGACTAAGTGTGCTGGTATCTATAGAACTCCATTTACCTTCAAAACCTGTTTTCCAATTACCAAAGGTAGCAAAGTAATTACCTGATAATTCATTAACAACATACCAACCTGATCTTTGATTAGATCTATCTGCTTTAGATCCTAGCCCCTCGCCCACACGCACGCGCACCAAGTTTCCACTTGTGTCCAGATGATCTACTTGCAGACCATGATTGGATAACTCCCCTACCAAATCATTGAGATCTGGCATCCTGACTTTGGATTGCTCTTTGTAGTTTTCTAAATACTTAGATAGATCCATCCTCTATTACCTTCTCTAGCTTGCCTGTTCTTGCTTGTTCATTGGCCCAAGTCAAGTAAGCATCAACTATGCGTAGGTAAAAGAGTTCACGATCCTCTCTGCTCCACTCGTGGAGAACATAAGATTTATTCTTTTTAGAGATATCTATATAGGATTGTTTGCTTGCAGTGATTGTGTGTTCTATTCCTTCATCACATGCTACTGCTACTCTTTTCAATTTCTTACCCTCGCGTATAAGTTCTAAATGTTCTTTGCAACAACATCCATAAATGCTGTCGTTGTTTATCAGAAGTCTAGGGCTTTGCGCTGGGAGGAAACAATATCCACACAGCGCAGGCCTAAACTTCTTTGGATTAAAATGGTATTTCGTCTGATTCTTCCTGACTAACACTTGGCTTCTCCTTCTTAACTGCTACAGGTTTTTCTTCTTCTTCAGCAGGTTTAAAAGAATTACCAAACTTAGAATCAAGTTCAGGATAATCACCATCATTTAACTTGACACTACAGCTCACGACTTTGCCATGCAGTTGACTTGTATCATCAACAATGGAATCAAAGCCAGCAGCTTTAGATAGTTTCTCAAGTTCCTCAAAGCCCCATTGCACATACTTTGGATTTTCATGCGCAATAGTTATGAGATGTCCAATAGGTAATTTATTTGGTAAAAGTTGGAATTGGATTTTACATCCAGCCCAACCTTTATCGTTTTGCATTTCGCTGTCGCCAACAATTTGCAAATTGTATCTACCAGGTTTTACCTTTTCTGATTCATGTGCTGTAGGCACAAGACCTTCAAATCTATTTTTTAAGTCCATTAATTACTCCCTAAAAATTATCCCAAATCATACGAATCATATTTTTCAAGATGATCAATATAATCTGAGATATCTGCGTTAATAAATGCAAGCCACTTAAACCCGTCATGCGGTAAGTTGTTGTTATCTTCATCAATCGTTTTTAATTGTTTTTCTAAAACTTTATTAACTCGTCTTAATGAAACTAACAGTCTTTCGGTTTCGGGTAGTTTGCTCACTTGATCATTTCCTCACGGATTGCTTGCCAATCCATAGGCATTTCACTTGGTAAACCATAACGATTCTTCGCTAGATAACCAGGTGCTTGTTCTGTAAAGATCTTTCTGTCACCAGCAATGGTTTTGGTTGTCATACCCCCGCCTTTGCCTTTGACCTGTACAGTTCCAAGTTTGTAGTTACAGAAAAATACTGCGTCTGAATGTTCAACAATTAAGTCAGCAGCTTTTCTATGTAATTTGATTTCATGTCTATCGTGTGGCTCTTGTGATGGATCTTCATATCTTTTGATTTGGTTATGAGCAATCTGTAATACAGACATGCCTTTCTCATCTCTAAGTCTATTAAGGATCTCAACATATTCTTTCCAACCATTGAGAGCAGCTACATAACCTTTACCATAGGCAGGTGTATCTATCTGCGCCCAACCATTTTCTTCGCATACATGTTCCCACAAAAGAGTTTCACACCAATCCAATGAATCAATGCAGACCACTTTGTATTCATGATCTTCTGAAAGTAATTCAT